AAGTCGGGGCTGAGGACCTTTTGGACGAGGGCGAAGATCGCCGTGGACTGCATGTAGGTTTGCTTTGCCTTCGAACTTCTCGAAGGCAAAGCCTCTGCGTCTCGCATGAGGGACTTTCCCTCATCGTAGAGCCATGAGGCGAGGGCCATTTGATCAGCGCGGTTCATGTGTCGGCCCTCAGTTGGCCGACGAAGGCTTCGGCTGAGAGGACGAAGTTACGCTCGATCACGTCGCAGTTGATTGACTTGAGATAGTCAAACGCGAGTTTGACCTCCTCGTCACTGCGAATGGCTGCGAGCGCGATGAAGCGAACGAGAAGACCGGCAAAGTCTGCCGCGTCACGTTCAGTCTGGCTAATCATAGGATGATCTCCGCACTGTGAATGTCTCCATGCTTGGAGACGACGGCCAGTTTGTGGTTGTTGCCACGGCCTACTGAGAGGAGGATGCTCCCGTCACGGAATATAAACTCCGTGACGGCAGGATTCCGCTTCCCGGTACGCTCGCGGGATACGAGGAGGTCGATCTCTTTGGCGAGCTTACGGACCCCACCACGCTGACCGCACCAAGCGAGGATGGTTTGCTCTGCGAGGGTTCTGTCGCGTTGCAACTTAGCCATTTTCGACCTCCGAGAGGTAGTGAAGAGGTGTCACAGCTTCGTTGGCGATGGCCTGGATGGCTTCCATCTGACCCGACGCGAGCTTCTGGAAGCGATGCCATGCGAGTTCAATGGCAGCGTCTGCCGCTGTGGCGGTCGCGTCCGCTTCGAGCTTGACGTGTTCGTCACCGCCTATGAAGGTGCAGGACCACCGCATCTCGCCAGCGTACGTGCCGGACGAGCGGTAGATGGCGACCTGGACGTTGAGGCGGTCACATGCCTTGAAGATGGTATCCACGTTGGTTCTCCTTGAGGCGGAAGTGCCTCCCAAGTGGGGGCTTTCGCCCCCACCGAGGCGGGACTTCCCGCTACGCCTTGATGAACTCGATGACGTCGATAGCGTCCACAGCCACGAATGACCACTGCGACACGACGGTCGAGGACCTAATTTTGATGATGTACTCGTTGCTTGGAGCACTGATGATTGAGTCGTATTCACCAACGACCTCACGGCCGGAACGAAGATGGACGCGAATGTGAAAGTGCTGGCCCACAGGCGAGGCATTTATAATGGCGCTGTTGAACTGACCTATGTTCATGCTGGTTCTCCTTACGAGCGGCACCTTTGCCGCCAAGCGGTGTCGGTCGAGACGACCACCGCCTCGACTATGAATGTATTGTATCATAACCTGGGCCAAATGTCAATGCCGTATGGCAGTGGGTATGGACCAGTGGGTATGGCTACGTGTGTGACGCACGTAGCCATACAGGCCCCACATTTGCGTGGGGCCTGTTGTTGTCGCTACTGCGATCGCGCTTTGAAGATAGCGTCGTGAACTGCGTGCCATATCTTCACGGTGACGGGCTTGAGTTCCTCGGCGTCTTGCCAGAGGTTGCTGGCATCGATGCGGTCTACCTCTTGGGGAAGGTGTGCCTCGGCCAATGCCCCAATGTTGAGAGCGTTGTTCAACACCCTCTCAATGGAGCTGATGCTAACGAAGCGTGCCTCACCATCTGTAAGTTCAAGCTCGATGGTGAGCTTTAGATTTGGCGCTCTAGCCATGTTGGTTCTCCTATTCAATGTGGCGCTGCCACTTTCAAACAACTCGCCCGTGGGCGAACGGGTTCGATAGTCCCCGTGGGTATATGGTCGCATGGACTCGGTTTCGTGTCAATGGGGTTAGTCAGCCCCCAATGGTTTCGAGGTATTGAAATATCTGATCGAGTTCATCTGGCGTTGCGGTATCCTTGGCAATTATGGACCTTACGCTTCGCGGGAGGAAATCATTGGTAAGCATCCGCGTGAAGATGACCTTATCCCAGGCTGGCAACGCTTCCCCAGGTCCATTGTCGGGATCTTGTTGGCACAGCAGCCAATGACGTAAGAGTCTGTGTTCGTTGGTGAGAGTTGGTGTGTGCAACTCTTCCTCTCGCTTCGCGGGTGCCTCTGGTAGTTCGAGGAAGTTGAAGTCCTTTGCGGGTTTGCGTCGAGGTGCCCACATTTCATCAGGCATTGGATGTGGAAGCTTCTCGAAGAGTTCTTCGAAGTGGGTAGCAAGGATAATGAGTTTATCCGCGGCCACTTCATTTTGTAGCACCTGCACAATTATCCTTATGAGTGGGCGAGAGATGGTTGCGTCAGTCACTGTCTCAAAGCGATCGTTGCGACGACTCTCCGCGAGTTTATCTAATCTCTCCGTAATTTCTTTGATGTTGTCTGGATATTGACCTCGCCGGAAGGCCTCATGTACTACATGCAGCGCACGCTCATCGCTTATCGTGTACCGAAGTTTGCTCATCGCGGTCTCTCCTGTGGGGATGAGTTACCCCACACCATATCACATGATGGACAAGTTAGCAATTGGGTCATACAGCTGATATGCTTCCACTCTATTGTATAGTGGTGCTAGGTGGGTTGGTGAGTAGTAGTGTGCTTTTTTTCGCCCGGCCCGTTCCCTGCCGCACGGGTATGGCTCCACTGGAGGGATCAAGACCTTACGGCCCAGACCCCCCATTTCTGGGACTCTATATTTTAAAAAAAAAATATAAAAACTTAAAAAGGGACAAGAGTAAGGATTAAACTGGAAATCGAGATCAGAGGAGCCATACGGGTGCGGGAAGGCTCGGGGCGGCAGAAAAAAAGAGCACTACTACCAGCCAACTCTGCTGCTGACTAGCTCACACTGGTATGGCTGTGTGTGTGACACACGTAGCCATACCCACTCGCGCTGAGTAGTTCAAGGCGGTGGGGTCGCGTGAGCGAGGCGACCCCACGCGAGACAATAAAAAAGCCCTGCCGCGTGACCGGCAGGGCCTTTCAACTACTCGTTGTCTTCGGACTCTTCGTCCGAGTCCGGCGAAATCGTATCCAAGTCCACAACGGGCAAGTCCGCAACGTTCTTGCGAGCACGCTCCATCATGGAGTCGGTTGCGGCGATGGCAGTGATAATCGCCGAGCGGGCAATCTTCTCGTCAACCGACTCGCGGCGCATATGACGAGTCAACGCAACCTTACGCTGCTGGTCAGTGTAGTCGTTATCCCACGCCAGTGTGGCGAGGCGACGAGCCTCACGTGCCACGGGGTCGGTGATACGAGTCCCGCCGTCGCGGACAGCGATTGTTCCCGCGATGATTGCATCGAGCTTCTTCTGCACAACGGCCAGCGCCATTTCTGGCGTTGTCGCGGGATATTTCTTCATGTACCCAGCGAGTTTATCGTTGAGTGTCTGCTTGAAACCGTACTCAACGATGTATCGTAGGGCAGGCGACTCGTCCCACAACTTCTGATAGACGCCAATCTGTCCGGGCACCATCAGATCGGTATCAACCGTGATACCGGCGGGAACTGCGGAACCTAACTTCACATGTATCTTAGACATAACGTATGGTTCTCCAATGCCAACAGCCAGGACGCGGGTCGCGCCTGGTCTGGGCATATCTTCACTTGTCAAACAACCTGCCGCGCGGGGAGAGCCCCGTCGCACCGCGACACACCAGGTAGCACCGCCACCCGACACACCCACTGTCCCACAGGATTGTGGCGACAATGTGGCAACACTGATCACGAGTTCGTGATCGAGACTGGTTGCACCACACCGAGTACCACACGCGAGTGTGCTGCGTGCATGGGCTCGCGTGTGCAACCGGGGAGTCCCCACATCCATAAGCTGCATCGCGAGGGGGGTACCCCGGCGAGACCGGGGGCCACCGCGCGCCCCCATTCACTGCGCTAAAAAGCGTGGCATTTTCACCTTCAGGTCTGGAGCCATACGGAGGTGCTTCTCCGCACCTCCGGTTATTTTTCCGTACCCGCCCCGTAGGGGCTTGACAACGCCCGCGACGGGGCGCAGAGTCGGTACGTGTACGAACCGCTCGTGGGAGAGCCGCCGTGGGTGACCTAGCGTTTACGTTGGTCGGTGAGGTGGGGTCGATGACCCCAATCGCCACTGAGATCATCCGCTCGATTAACGAGGCGGACGTGGCGCTACTTCGCGCCCAACCGGTCTCGGTCCGCATGGGTACGGCGCTGAGGCGACTGCGGGACTCTCATCATCGGATCGCTCAGCTCGCTGCGGACGGAGTTAAGCCTGCTGAAATCGCACGTCAGCTGGGCTACTCGCTCTCGCGAATCTACGTCCTGCTGAGCGATCCGGCCTTTAAGGAGCTGATCTCGCATTACCGCGAGGATAAGGCCCGCGAGTACCTTGAGTTCCATGCGATGGCCTCGATGGTGGGGCTGGACGCGCTGCAAGAGATTCATATGCGGATGGAGGAGGACCCGGATAAGATACCCTTGAACTTCCTTCGAGAGGTAGTCAAGGATCTCGCAGATAGGACCGGGCACGCTCCCGTTTCACGCTCCGTGAGCGTGAACGTCCATCAGCATAACGCAGAGCGACTCGGCCGAGCAAGAGCCCGACTCTCGATGCTGGACCACCAAGTCGTAGAGTCAGGTCCTACGGGACCCCAAGTCGTAGAGTCAACTCGATCTCGAGAGGTAGAGTCAACTCGATCTCTAGGGTCAGGTGAGGTCCTTCCCACGGGGACCTCACCTTGAACCTGGTCACTCCCTCAGCGGACTTTGGTCAGCCCCCCAGCCGCCTACCGCTGGGGGAGTGGCACGACGAGATTTTCGCGGACCTCGCCCGGCTCAGCGGCGATCCGGTAGCCTTCGTGCATTGGGCCTTCCCGTGGGGTGAAGAGGATGGGCCGCTGGCGGCAGAGTCGGGTCCCGAAGCGTGGCAGACTCAAGTGCTGCAAGACGTGAAGGACGGCCTCCCGCTGGATCGGGCAATTCTCGAGGCGGTGGCCTCCGGCCACGGGGTGGGGAAGTCGGCATTGGTCTCTTGGCTGATTCTCTGGGGTATCTCGACCCTCGAAGACACCCGTGGGGTCATCACTGCCAATACCGAGACGCAGCTCCGGACTAAGACGTGGGCTGAACTCGGTAAGTGGTACCAAATGTTCATAGCTCGGGAACTTTTCAAGCTCACTGCTACGGCAATCTACTCAGCGGACCCCCTGCATGAGCGGACTTGGCGAATCGACATGGTCCCCTGGAGCGAACGAAACACTGAGGCGTTTGCGGGACTCCATAATAAGGGCCGCCGGATCATTCTTATCTTCGATGAGGCCAGCGCTATCCCCGACGTTATATGGGAGACCAGCGAGGGCGCCCTCACGGATTCAGACACCCAAATTCTTTGGGCTGTCTTCGGGAACCCTACCCGGGCATCTGGACGGTTCCGACAGTGCTTTCCCGGAGGGGATCGACAACATCGTTGGAGATACTACCGGGTGGACTCTCGGACCGTCCGTTTTTCTAATAAGGAGAAAATCCGGGAGTGGATTGACGACTACGGAGTCGACTCCGATTTCGTCCGAGTCCGAATCTTGGGCGAGTTCCCTCGATTCGGCATCCTCGAGTTCATTGGCGAAGCCGATGTTGCTCTGGGCGTTGCGGCAGACGCACTCGCCTCCATGCACGATCCGCTTATTCTCGGAGTGGACGTGGCGAGATTCGGGGATAACGAAAGCGTCATCTACCCCCGGCGAGGTCTGGACGCTCGGACTCTGCCCCTCATGCGGTTTATGGGCCTGGATACCGTACAACTGGCCGCGAAAGTAGCCGAGGTGGCCATCGCGAACGATGCTGACGCGATTTTCGTGGACGAAGGTGGGGTGGGCGCAGGTGTCGTCGATAACCTGAGGCGAATTAACAAGCTGAACGTCATCGGGATTCAGTTCGGAGGGACCGCCGATCGCCTAGGCGATGAGAACAGCGAACGCTACGCCAATAAAAGGGCCGAAATGTGGGGTCTGGTTCGATGGAACCTGCGCCACGGCTTGGCCATCCCCAATGACGAGGCCTTGAAGGCCCAACTTATGGCCCCGCAGTACGGTTTTAACCTCCGGGACGCGATTCAGCTCGAGAAGAAGAGTGATATGGTGAAGCGTGGAGCCGCGTCGCCTGACATAGCCGACGCTTTGGCACTCACTTTCGCGTATCCCGTGGCTAAGTTGCCCATTTGGCAGCGGTCACGTCTCGTGACCTCCGAGTGGGACCCTACGGAGTCTGGTCGACTCCAAGACGTAGAGTCAACTCCATCCCGAGTCGTAGAGTGGGGTCCCTACTCTAGCCGTCCATTGGAGAGCCTCTATGAGCTTAACTAAGTCCGGTAAGGACCAGGGGAAGGGTCAGGGGAAGGGCGGTTCCCGCACTTCCAACTTCACCTTCCTCGGCGGCGATAAGGGGAAGTCGACGCTAAAAGCACCTGGGGACAAGGACATTAGCCAAAAGGATAAGAATAAGGCGTTGAGTAACTTGTTGACCTCAATGGAGCAGAGTGGGCTCGCACATAAGGATAAGTCGAACCCGCTAGGGTACAGCATTAAGGATAAGAAGGACGTGATCCCAGGGATCGCGAATATGTTCCTGAAGATCCCGAGCGTGACCCCGAAGGACCTCGCGGGAGTGGACCCCGACGTGCTTCAGGACTGGATTAATCAGTCTCCGGAAGGGAAAGATCTGGGTCTTGGTGGTGGTAAAGGTGGGGGAGGCAACGTGGGCGGCACTACTCCTAGACCCGTCGCCCCGGTCACGAGGCCTATGACTGGGCCTGGCTGGATTTCAATTACCCGACTCCTCGGGAGAAAGAGGGTCTGATGCGAGTCGTAGAGTCAACTCAATCTCGAGACGTAGAGTCAGGTCGTCTAACTTGGGAGACGACCTGACATGGGAATCTTTGGCGGAAGTACCCCGAAGCCACCTAAGCCCCCGCCTCCGCCCGAGCTTCCCGCGAGCGTAGCCAGCCCCGATGTTCAGAGGGCGGCGATGTTCTCGAGGGTCGGGTCGATGGCGGGCTTCGCGGGGACCATGAAGTCCTCGGGGGCGAAGAAGAAAAACCCGATGCTGCAAACGATTATTCCGGGAGGCGGTAAGGGGAACGCTGGTGTTGTGGACGGGAGTACCGTCTACGGAGAAGAGGGAGGTACCGACTCTGTGGTCTCTACGCTCGGGACAGGTAACACCGCCGTCGCCGGGCCTCCAGCCCCGAGGGTCCCTGCGCCGGATTGGTCACTCTACCCGAAAGGTACAGTGGGTGGAACGGCCACGACCGCTACGGTGGTGAAGCCCAAAAAGAAGAAGGGTAAGGGCAAGTAGATGCTTGACGCCCCATCCGGTCCCAAGGGCTTCCAAATTCACGTAGAGTCGCGGCTTCACGGCCTGCGGCAGGACCGGTACTCGTTCTGGGTACATTGGGACGAGTTGGCAAGGTACCTCCTCCCCCGGCGGTACAAGTGGCTGGTTACACCGAACCAATATAACCGAGGGTCGCCAATCAATCGCTTTATCCGCGACAATACGGGCACTCGCGCCGCTCGCATCTTGGCGAGCGGGATGCTGTCGGGGATAAGCTCCCCGACCCGGCCTTGGTTCCGGCTCCAGATCCAAGACTTCACTACTGACACCACGAATCCGGTCAATATCTGGCTGGAGGAGGTGAAGTCCCGTATGCTCCGGGTGCTGCAGGAGAGTAACTTCTATAACAGCATCGCCCTCGTGTACCTCGACCTCGCCGTTTTTGGCACGTCAGCGATGCTGATTTATGAAGATTATGAGGACATTATCCGCTGCTACAATTCTTGTGCGGGAGAGTACTACCTCGCCAATAGCGAGAGGATGTTTGTTGACACCTGCTACCGCGAGATGGTGAAGACGGCGGCGCAGCTCGAACAAGAGTTCGGCCGCGAGCGGGTCAGTGACACTGTGAAGAGGGCCCTCGCGCAGGGAGGCGCCGCGCTCCAGCAAGAGTATAAGGTGATTCACTCCTGCGAGCCAAATCGCGGAGGGTGGGGTATCCCCCGTGAGTTCCCCTACGCGGAGATCTACTTCGAAGAGGGGCAGCGTAATAGCGGACCGCTCCGTACCGGCGGATTCTATGAGTACCCCGGTATCTTCCCTCGGTGGGACATTGTGGGGAACGATGCTTACGGTCGCAGCCCTGGAATGGATGCGCTGCCCGACGTGAAGCAGCTCCAACAGGAGACCCTCCGGAAGGGACAGGCGATCGAGAAGGTGGTGAACCCTCCGATGGTGGGGGACATCAGCCTCAAGAACCAACCAGCCAGTATGATCCCCGGTGGAGTCACTTACGTCGCCGGAGCCAGTACGGTGGGCTTCAAAGCGGCCTACCAAATTGACCCGCGTATCAGTGAGATGGTTGAGGATATTCGGGAGATACAGGAGCGGATCGGACTTACCTTCCATAACGACCTGTTCCTCATGATATCCCAGCTAGATACCGTGCGAACGGCGACTGAAATAGACGCCCGACGGGAAGAGAAGCTGGTGATGCTAGGCCCGGTGCTAACGAGATTCAACGATGAAGCATTGACTCCCGCTCTGCGCCGGGTCTACAGCATCATGGCACGGGCTCAGTTGCTCCCTCCACCGCCTCCGGAAGTGGAAGGCCAACCAATAGAGATTAGCTATGCCTCGATGCTCCAAGAGGCGCAGCGAGCCGTAGCCACCACGGGCATCGAGCGCCTCCTCACCGTAGTGGGAGGCATGGCAGCGATTGATCCGCAGGTGATGGATAACATTGACCTCGATGAGGCCACTGACGAATACGCGAGCCTGCTCGACGTCTCGCCGCGGATTATCCGCTCGCGGAAGGACCTGGCTGCGATTCGCGAGCAGCGCGCACAGCAAGAGGCGCAAGCTACCGCACTTGAGGCCGTACCGCCAGCGGTAGACGCGGCTAAGACGTTGAGTGAGACAGCTGTGGGCGGTGGTCAGACCGCCCTGAACGCGATGCTGGGTGGGTCACTTCCCGCAACGAGGCCGATATGATGCGAGAAGTAGAGTCAGGTCCGGGACAAGACGTAGAGTCAGGTCGGGCAGGGTCGAAGCCCGACCTACATGAGGTCATTGCTATCTGTATACCTGGGCAAGATGTGCATCCTATGAAGTTCACCCTGGCCCTAGCGGCCCAGATGTTTGAGTTGGGGAGAGATGGCTACCAAAGGGTTATGGTCATTCCCGGTTACTCGTCCGTCGGGGCGTTCCGCGCCCGGAACAAGATTATCAAGATTATTGAAGAGATCGAGCGGGAACGCTCCTGGACTGTCGACTGGACCTTCTGGCTCGACAGTGATATGCTGTTCCCTAGTCGTAGCTTCCAGGCCCTCCGAGGATACGATAAGGACATCATTGCGGCTACTTACCGTCGGAGGAGTGAGCCTTTTGAATTATTGGGAAAGCCAGCAGTCGGGTCGTCGGGGAGCGTGACGATTGGGAACTTAGCCCCGGCGAGCCGGCTGCCGACCGGGGTAATGCTGATCCGCCGAAGTGTCTTTTACGCCCTGCCTAAGCCGATCTGGCGAGTGGATATGGGCGAAGAGGGAGTAGATGACGTGACGAGCGAGGACAACCTCTTTTGCCAGGCGGCGATTGCCGCAGGCTATGAGGTGTGGCTGGATACCCAACTGACGATGCTGTGCAAGCATATCGCGGTGACGGAACTCGAGGCGCAGAGCGAGAAGGCGGGACCGCAGATCTTTATGCCTCCCGGCCTACAGGCCGTGGCGTGAGTGATGTTTGGGACCCAGACGTTGAGAAATCTCGTGACGCGCGCCGGGACGCTCGTGCTCGCGGGAGGGAGCTTGATCGGGCTCTCATCTCAATTATGGAGTCCCCATTGGGCCGGAAGTGGGTGTGGAATTGGTTGGCCTCTCTCAACGTGTTCCACTCCCCTTTCGGTTCCGATGTCTATATGACGTACTTCGCGGGAGGGGAGAAGAATGTGGGACTTCGCCTCTTTGCAGACCTGATGCGGGTTTGCCCCAAGCTCTATCTCATTATGGCTGAGGAAAACTCCGATGGCAGACGAACCGACCCCAGTAGCGACACCGACACCAGCGGCGCCAGCGACACCAGCGACTCCGGCGCCGACGCCTGAGGCGTCCGAAGAGACGCCAAGCATCGCGGGCGACGCCCCCAGCGACTCGATCGCGGGTGAGCAGGTAACGAAGCCGATCGAGTATAAGGACTTCACGGTCCCCGAAGGCTTCGAACTGGACCCGAAGGCGTTGGGTCCAGTGAAGGACGTCTTTAACGACCTGCGGATCAACCAAGATGGCGCTCAAAAGCTCATTGACCTCTTTGCGAGTAACGCTCAGGCGCTGGTGCGCGAGGTTGAGGAATCGGCTCGCGCGGAGTGGACCGCGACACGAGTTGAGTGGACTAAGACGATCGAGAGTGACCCGGAGATAGGTGGAGCCATGCTCCCGCAAACAAGGTCAAATATCTCGAAGTCTATCGACCGCTTTGGCACGCCTGAGGTACGGGCGCAGTTGAAGCTGACTGGTGCGGATAATGCTCCCGCGATTGTGAAATACCTTGCCAAGATGGCCGCTGTGCTGACGGAAGGTAAATTCGTTCAGGGAGATGTTCCGAAGCCTGCCCCGCGGACGGCGGCGCAAGCACTCTATCCGACCGGGCCAAACTCTGGATTGCAGGGAAGGCCCGAAACGACTTAACCCGAACTAGAGGGCGCGCTATCGCGCGCTACGCGACATGCCCCTGATTGGCACAACTGCAATGACCTTCGCGGACTGGGCCGCGAGGTTTGGAGATGACGGCGGGAAGACCGGCGCTATCGTCGAATTGCTCTCGATGGAAAACGAGATCATGGACGATATGCTGGTCCTCGAGGGTAACCTCGTGACCGGACATAAGACCACGGTTCGGACCGGCCTGCCCCAGCCCACCTGGCGTCTGTTGAACTACGGTGTTCAGCCGACGAAGAGCACGACCGCCCCTGTGCAGGATACCTGCGGGAACCTGGAGGACTTTAGCAAGATCGATAAGGACCTTGCGGACCTCAACGGGAACACCAGCGAGTTCCGGCTCTCTGAGGCGCAGGCTCACTTCCAGAGCATGGGTCAGGAGATGGCCCGCACGGTGATCTACGGGAATACGAGTGTCGATCCCGAGAAGTTCATGGGGTTGGCTCCCAGGTTCAACACCGTGAGCACCGCAAGCGCGATGACGGCCTATAACGTCATTGACGCCCTGGGGTCGGGCGGCGATAACACCA